CGACGCTGCTCGACTTCTCGTTCGCGACGACCGGCTACACGTTCGCGGCGGCGATCTACTCGGTCGTGACCGGGGCGACCGTCGCCACGCCGACGCTCACGGTCGTCTCCCACGCCACCGGCCAAATCAACCTGTCGCTATCCGAGCTGCAAACCGCGTCCCTGGCGGCCGGCACATACGGGCTCCGCGTCGAGTGGGTCGCCCCGGGCGACGCGAAGCGGACCGCAACTCAAGGAACCGTCGAGGTCTACCCGTGAGCCCGATCTCCGTCACCGCGAGCGAACAGAACGTCGGGGTATCGGTATCCGGCGGCCAGGGCCCAGCCGGGCCCCAGGGCGCGACCGGCGCCGCCGGCCCGGCGAACACGCTCGCCGTCGGCACCGTGACGAGCGGAGCGACCGCAGCCGCCACGATCACGGGCACGGCCCCGAATCAGACGCTCAACCTGACGCTACCGAAGGGCGACGCGGGCGCCGCCGGGGCAACCGGGCCGGCAGGCCAGGCCGGCCCCCAAGGGCCGCAGGGACCGCAAGGCGCGACCGGGCCGCAGGGCGACCCGGGCGTCGTCTCGGCCACGGCCCCGGTCACCTACGCTTCGCAGACCGTCGGCCTGTCGGTCGGGGCTGGGCTCACGACCTCGAGCGGCGCCCTGGTGCCGGACTTCGGCTCGGCCGCTGGCACGGTCTGCCAGGGGAACGACGCCCGGCTCTCCGACACGCGGACGCCGACGGCTCACGGTCACGCGGCGAGCGACCTCACGACCGGCACGATCGCGACGGCGCGGCTGGGGAGCGGGACGGCGTCGGCCTCGACTTTCCTGCGCGGCGACCAGACCTACGCCCCGACCTCCGCGGTCTTTGACTTCACGCGAACGGCGGCGCCGGCCGGCGCGACCGGGGCAACACCCGGCCCGTACACCTGGACGATCCCGTCCGGGGCGAAGTCTCTGCGACTGATTGCCATCGGTGGCGGTGGTGGCGGCGGCAGTGGCCGGCGGTTCGCGGCAGGGAATGCAAGGTTCGGAGGCGGCGGCGGTTCCGGGGTTCCATACGCTGAGACGACCGTATCCGTGGCGGAGCTGTCAGGCTCGACGCTGACTGTCACTGTCGGCGCCGGGGGCGCCGGCGGCGCGGCACAGACTGCCGACGACACGAACGGAAACAACGGCACCGCCGGAGGTTTGTCCAAGGTCATCGTCGCCGGGACTACGGCGTCGGCTTTGGTGTACGGTCCAAGCATGGGCCCCGGAGGCGGCGGATCCGCGACCGCCGGGAGTTCCGGATTTAATAATCCCGCGTCCGAGTCTGGAGGCGCCGGAATCGCCAGTTCTATAACGGCGACGCCGGGAGGCAGTACGGGAGTCATCGGAACAACGAACCTGCGCGGCAGCACCGGCGGCGGGGGCGGCGGCGGCATTGACGCGTCCAACGTGAGCCGGCTCGGTGGCGGCGCACAAGACGGCGCCACCACATCTACCGACCTACTGGGCGTCCGCGCAGGGGCTGGCGGAACGACAGCCGGCGCATCTGGCAGCAACGGCGGATCCGCGGTTCTGTTCACGGCCGGCGGTCTCGGCGGCGGCGGCGGCGCCGCCGGCAACGCCACGACGGCCGGCGGCAACGGCGGCAACGGCGGATTCCCCGGCGGCGGTGGTGGAGGCGGCGGGGCCGCGTTCAACGGCTACGCCAGCGGCGCCGGCGGCAACGGAGCGAACGGAATGGTCCGAATCGTGGTGTATTTCTGATGGACATCGCAATCGTAGACTCGCGCGGCTTCGTCCAGACGTTCGTCCGGGCGGATTTACCCGACGGCTGGGCGCCGCCCGACGGCTGCACGGCTGTCTCTCGCGACGACCTGCCAGCCGGCTGGCAGTACGCCCCGGAGGCGAACCCGGTCCCGCCGTCGATCTCTGCCCGGCAAGCCCGCCTCTGGCTCGTGAGGCACGGGCTCGACCTCGCCGCCGTCGATGCGGCGATCGCCTCGATCCCCGACGCCGTCACCCGCGAGAGCGTCCGCGTGGAGTGGGAGTACGGGACCGAGGTCCATCGGGACTCCAAGTGGCTCGCCGCCCTCGGCCCGGCCCTGGGCCTCGATGCCGCCACGCTCGACGCCGCGTTCCGGGAGGCCGCAGGGCTCTGACCATGCCAGCCCCTGTCCCACGCTGGCGGCCGCCAACGATGCGGCGAGCGGCGACGAAGGAAGTCGCCCACTACCGGACCGCCGAATGGCAGGCGAAGCGGCAGCGGATCGCGATCCGCGACGCCTACGTCTGCCGCGACTGCGGCCGCGTCGCCTACGGGAAGACAGGCCACGCCGATCACATCGTCGCCCTCGAGGACGGCGGCCGCGACGACGACGACAACCTCGCCTGGCGGTGCAGCTCGTGCCACGGGAAGAAGACCAGGGCGGAGCAGCGGAGGCGTGGCGTCCTGTGACTGCCGAAACGGCACGTTCAAGGGGGGGTGGGGTCGGCAAAAAACATGCCGTTCAACGCATGACCCCACGGCCGCTCTGCGCTAGTTCGTGTCGGGTTTTCGAGAATTGGAGGTCCACTTGGGTTCCCGAGGTCCCATCCCTGACCCCCGGAGCGGCCGATCCCAGACCGGCCGGAACACGCGGGCGAAAAAGCCGGCGCCGGCCAGGCCCGCCGATGCCGCCCCGCCTGCCGGCAAACTGCCGCCGCCCCCGGACGTCGCCGCCGTGCCGGCGGCGCTCGCCTTCTGGCGGACCGTCGCCCCTGCCCTGATCGCCGCCGACCGGCTCGCCCCCGAGCAGACCGCCGCCTTCGCGATCCTCTGCCAGATCCATGCCGACATCCTCGCCCTCCAGGAGCAGCTCGCCGCCGAGGGCTGGATCACGGCGACCGACAAGGGGCAGGCCGCGAGCCCGGTCGCGAAGCTGCTCCGTGACTCGCGGCGGGATTTCGTCATGCTGGCCCGGGACTTCGGTCTCACCGCGTCCAGCGCGGCCCGGCTCCCGCAGGATCCCACCGATGGCGAAGCAGACGACGAGGAAGACCGCGCCCTCCGGGCGTTCACGGGCGGCTGATCCGAAGAAGCGGCCGGAGTACGTCGCCGGGTTCACGTTCGACGCGGAGGCCGCCGCCAGGCCGGCCGAGTTCATCGAGCGTTTCTGCCGGCACCCGAGCGACGACGGCAAGCCCCAGCCGATCAAGGTCCTCGACTGGCAGCGGGACCGGGTGATCGCGCCGATTTTCGGATGGAAGGGGCCGACCGGCAGGCTCCGCTACCGGCGGGCCGGGATCTGGGTCCCGAAGAAGAACCGGAAGAGTTCGCTCATGTCGCAGCTCGCGGCGTACATGGCGACTTCGCACTTCCCGATCGCGGACGTCTTCCTCGCGGCGAACGACCGCGAGCAGGCCCGGACGATGTTCCGCATGGCCTCCGCCGTGATCGAGGCCTCACCGCAACTGTCGAAGCTCCTCGAGGTGATCGACTACAAGAGCGTGATCCGGAACCGGCAGCATGGGAACGAGATCCGCTGCCTGTCGAGTGAGTGGCGGAAGCAGGAAGGGCTGAACGGCTCGGTCATCCTGGATGAGATCCACTCGTTCCGCTCGCCGGCGCTGGTCGACGCCCTCGTCTACGCGATCCGCGGCACGCCGAACAGCCTCGTCATGTCGATCTCGACGGCGGGCGACGACCGGAACGGGATCGGCTGGCAGTGGTGGAAGGATTCGGAACTGGTGATGAAGAACCCCGCCGCGAACCCGACCTTCTACGGGCTGATCTACGCCGCCGACCCCGAGGACGACTTCTCCGACCCGGCCGTCTGGCGGAAGGCCAACCCGTCGATGGGCGTAGCGTTTCCCGAGTCGGAGTTCGCGGCCGACTACCAGGACGCGACGACCGATCCGCGGAAAATGTCGAAGTTCCTCCGCTACTCGCTCAACGTCTGGCAACAGGCCGACGCCCGCTGGTTCCACGGCGACGACTGGGCGAAGTGCGGCCGCGAGCCGCTGGAGCCGCTCCCCGGCCGGCCCTGCTGGGTGGGCGTCGACCTCGCGTCGAACCTCGACATGACGAGCG